GCGGTGGAAAGAGTCTACACCTTGAGGTACTTTTTTTAGGCCTTTAGCTAATAAAGTTGCAATTGGTCCTGGCATTAACCTGCTCCTTCATTGGTGTTTTGTGGCAAGTTCAAAGTAGTTGAAGCTGCACCACCTTGCTGAGCTCCTTGCTGAGCTAACTGACCAGGCATACCTTGTGCCATGCCTGAAGCTTGCTGTTCTGCTTGAGGACTGCCACTAAGCATTTGTGCGGTCTGTTCAAGGATGTTAGCAATCTCAGGTGAGTTTTTAGTCTTCATAGACTTCATGCTTAAGCTAGCAGCTTTAAAGAAACCTGATGGATTAACTTGAGCTAACAGCTGGCCAACAGCCCCTGCCATAACTTGTTCAAGTAAGAGCTGATTCTTCTCATCTTCATCGTTGTAGCTATTAGAATGAATTTCCAAGTCAATCTTAGTGTACGCAATTTCGGTGCCTTGTTCGGGAATCGGTGCAATAACATAGTTGCCTTCCTTGTCAATCATTGGTTCGCCTGTAGCAGGGTCAAGGTGTTCCTCAAACTGAGTTTGCATAACAGGCTGACCTGTTTGAGGGTCCATTTGGCCTGTCCAAGTTTGCATAGGCTTATTGAGCTCAATCCAACGGTCACCAGCAGCGTCATCAGCGATGCGTAACACTTGGTTAGACGTATAATATTGTTTAATCAGGTTAGCAATATCCCAACCTAAGAAACGATAAAACGCTTCAATACGTCCTGTTAGATAACGTAATGCCATCACAGATGCACCTTGCTGAAGCTTAACTTTACGACCTGAGTCAGACGCAAATGCCATGCCTAAGAAGCTATCGTTAATGCTTAAGATACGTTGCACACGGTCAAATGCTTTGTCAATAATTTGATATTGCTCAATAGCATCTCGTGACAAGTTCTCAATCTTAATACCGCTCAAATCTTGCACTGGAATTACAGCGTTAACACGGTTAAATGCGCTTGTAAAGTTAGCTAAGTTCTTAACTGCTCCATCTTGCACAAACGCCTTTTGAGTGTTAATTAAGAGTTGAAGCTTAATCAACGCTTGGTTAATAGCATTCTGTGTTTCAATAACTTCACGGAAAATACCGTAGTATTCAGAATGCTCTGAAGTGTGAGTTTTTAGCACGCGATAAGGGAACTTAACTTCCTTATGAGTTAGCTCAGTTTTCTTAAGAACAATATCGTCGTTCCAAAAGATAGACCAAGTCTTACCTTTACTGTCTTTAACAACTGAATGCACAACTAAGTAGTTATTATGAACGCGGTACAGACCTACTTCTTGCTGCTTACCATTAGCAGTATACTCCACATCTTTCTGTTGAGTAAAGTTGTAATACTGTGTTAGGTCGTCAACTTTGCTTTGACCAAACAACTCTACGAGTGCAGCTTCGCTAACCCACTTATAACGGTGAATGTAACGAGCGTCTGTGTAGTCGTCACGACGGCTCATAGGGTCAAGCACAATTTCTGATTCAGGTACATGTTCGAGCACAATCTCGTGATGTGGACGGCCAAACTTATCAGTCTCACCAGTAGGTTGTACTTCAACGTATACGCAAGCTAAACCTGAAATCATTGTACTTAGCTTAACTTTCTCGCCCTCTACGCTAAAATTGCTACTACGTAAAGTGTAAGCAATAACATCATTAAGCACGGACGCAGTAGGCACGTCTTCTATGCCTATCGGGTTAACTTTAATAGTGTTAACTAATGTAGAGTAGTAGCCTAACAGCATTCGTGAGAACAGCTTAATAACATTGAAGGTTTCGGCAGGCTGACCACGATTAGACAACGTAGCTAATTGAGCAGTAGTATACTGACGATTGTGATACATGTTCCACACTTGCTTAGCTTCGACACGAGAAGGCTCAAAAGCACTATAGCCAATACGAAAAGTATCTTTTAGGTACTCAACAGATGTTACGTCTTGTAATGCCATGTTATAGTCCTAACGCGTTAGCTACATCGTCTACAGTTGCATTAGCATCTAGTTGAGTAGCTTCAGATTTTTTGTTCATTAGCTTCGCGGCTTCCTCAGGAGTTTTACCGGAACTAACTAAGTCATAAAACTTAATGCGTTGGTTGATACCGGCAAGAGACTTCTGAACCTCAGCTTGAGACTTGCCTGTACGGAAGCGCATAACTATTGGGTCGTTAAAGTTAGCAATAGTTTCCATCTGCGACTTAACCTGAATCAATGCTGCACGTAAACCAGCAAGCACAGGACCAGTCTTTTGACCTAAGCCACTATAAGCTTCTTTAAAAGCTGCAAGTTCACCATCAGTCAAAGCAGAACCAAACAAATTGTGACGGAACTGGTTAATGAACGCGCCATAAGTAGCACGCTCTTTCTTACCGCCTACATTCTCGCTTACATAAGCGCTAACGTTACCTGTTAGTTTATCCCAAAGACCTGTTTGTTCTTGGTCTAGCTTGCCAGCTTCAGAGCTAAGAGCAATCATTGAGTTTAGGTCAATTAACTTCTTCTTGTCAGCAGCAGACACACCATGAGCAATTTCAATCTCGTTAACTAAGCGACGCGCTTTGCCACTTTTACGTAACTCGTCAACCGACAGCTTATCAAAGCCTTGAGACGTCCACTGGCTACGCGCATCATTAGCTATAGATTCTTTGCCCGGCGCAATACCACCAATCTCTTTACGTCCAAAGCGAATCAGTTCAAAATCAGCAGTAGTACCTTTACCAGAGTCAATACGGTCTTGAGCAGCAGCAACAGCTTGCGCATTCTGCATAAGAGCTGTACCGCTTGTACCTTTCCCGGTGGTTTTGCTAATGTCAGCAAGCGCCTTCATCTTAGCCAAACGTTGTGCATCTGCGTAACGACCATAACCCATACGTACTGCTTTAGCTAAAACATCTGATACGCTTATCGAACCATCAGGGTGTATAGTTTTTACGTAGCGTTTACCAACTTTGGCCCAATCAATATTACCGTCTTTCTTACCATCTAGCATGTCAAGTTCGTCTTGAGAGACGCCACTAGCTAGTACTAATTTGTGGTCTTCAGGGCTTTGAAAGTCAAGTTTCTCAACACGCAGCGTATCAAATAGTTGCTGACTTTGCTTAGGATTGTCTCGAAAAAAATTGTTCAGCGACTGAGGGTCACCACTGTCAAAGAAATTATTCAAAGCAGTGAACGACTCTTGTTTCAAAAGCTTGCCAGACAAAACACGCGACTCTTGTTGCTGCGTCTGTAATTGCTGATGTAGCAGCGCAGTACGGTCATCTTGCGTTGAGCTAGCTAACATGTCAGCTCTACCTGCTTCAGCTAGTTTAAAGTCCATAAGCTGTTTGTTCTGATAAGCCGCGTCACGCGATTGTTTACGGTCCTGCTCTTTGTTAAACTGGTCGGTACCAGCTTGTTTACCTTTTGTAATCGCGTCAGGCACTCCAGCAAACATAATGCCAAGACCTAGTAGTGGTGATACTGCTGCCATGTTAACTCCTTATGCTTGAATGGTGCCAGACGGCATAGGCTGGTTTATTGGTGCAGCATACGTAGGCTGATAGCTTTGCGTAGGCTGATAGCTTTGCGTAGGTTGATAGCCCTGCGTAGGCTGCTGCTGCTGCTGATATTGCTGATACTGCGTGTAGCCTGAGACACCACCTTGAATTGCTTGTCCTGCTGCTTGATAGCCTGCAGTAGCTTGATTATTGTACTGTGCCGCTTGATTACCATACAAATTAGCTTGTGCGCTTAATTGTTGTGACACGCCTGCTGCGGCAGGGTTCTGAACATTATGGTCAAGAAAACCTTGCTTGAGTTGTGCCGCCTTAAGAGGCGCATCATTACGTAAAGTAGCTTTATACTCAGCAGTACCTAACGCAGCCTGCTGAGTTAATAAGCCTTGTGCAGGCGAATCAATACCTCGTTGCGTAAAACTGCGTTGCAAGTTTTGTTCCGTAGCTGCATACTGCTGTTCATAGTTTTTTAAGCCTGACGCAACTAACGTGTCGCCTGACAAGTTCTGATAAAAGTTAGACAAATTGTCTTGTACTGGGCCATACACAGCTTGCCAATCAGCATACTGAGCTTGTTGAAACGCCAAGTTTGAATTCGCCGCCGCCGCTTGTTGGTCAGAAGCTTGCTTAGCAGCGCTAGCTGATTTATTTCCAGCATACACACTTGCGCCAGCCCCAACTACTGCGCTACCAATTATCGCTGCTGCAACCATGTTATTCTCCTAACCACTTAGAGTAGTAAATTTCTACTCTAGAATAATCTAACCGCTCAAAGAGTTTAGAAGCATCTGCATGTACTTTACTGCCTACAAACACTCGCTGTACCTGACGAGCTTTAAGTTCACGTTCAACATACTTAAACAAACGTAAGCCTAATGAGCCGTTACGATGTTCCTTACAAACATAGAATATATCCATGCTACAAGTAAGACAAGTTTCGTAGTGCAAGCCAGGTGCTATAAAACCGATAAAATAACCGATTAGCTCACCATCATTTCTGCAAGTCACAAACAAAAGTTCACCAGCTTTTTCTGCAGTGTCGTACACAGACCAGCGAGGTTGCAAAGGTACTTTGTCTTTGTTTAGCGCAAGCTCTTCGTAGTGAAGCGGTATGACGCGCTTTAATTCTTTTCGCGCTGCTACAAACGATTCGGTTTGTAAACTAAGCATTGTTCTTATAGTCCGTAACTTCAGGCCAACGTGTAACACGTTCACCTTTTAGCTTCATATCAATAATGATGTGATAACGAGCTACTGCAGATTCGTTCCACACTTCATGATTAGCTCTGTTGTTAAACGCCCATACTTCGTTGGGCAACATTTTAACAACTTCTTTGCCTGCTCTAAAGTGACAACCTTCACCGCCAATAACTAAGTGAACGCGGTCATAAAAATCATGGTAAGGTCCATAGTCGTAGTGTGCTAAAATATGTCCACCAGGCTGCAGTTCAGCTACTAGTACACGGCCAATCTGTTCAGCTCTTAACGCTGAGCAAATGCTCATAACTTCACTATACACAATAGGCAGAGCCTCATACTCTGCGACATCCACTGCATCTCGGCTAGTCACACCTTTAGTCTTACGATACTCTAATAACTCTTCTTGAGTCCACTCAGGGTCAATATCCGACTCATAAGTCATGCGGCAAGGAATAAACCGAGTATCTTTAAAAGGAGACCCTTCGAAGTTTTGACGTATTTCACTAGCTTCAAATAGTTCAAGGTTGTCAAGCACTTCTTGCATTGCAAGGCTAAAGTCTCTACCTTTGTATAGCAACTCAAAATTTCGATTCATTAGCTTGCACCTCTCTCCTGATTATAACGCGATTTTCAGAATGTTACACTATTATTTTCGATTTCCTTAAACTACCAAGAATACTGTTTATACTCGTTTGAAGGTTCTGCACATCGTCAGCAACTGCTTGTAGCTCAGTTTGCACATAAGCAGCAGACGCTGTAAGTTGAACAAGTTGTAAATCAGCTAGATTTACAACTTGTATGTTCTCTTCTAGCTGTTCTACTAACCGAGATAAGAACCGGTGCAGCTCAACAGAGTTAGTAACATCACGAGGTACAGGTATGTAGTTACGACTAGGCATTTTCACGACCTTCTGCTACATATTCAATCTCTTTAACAATACCGATACCAGTTAGTTCAAACCTAATAGACGAACCTCGTTGCTTAGCTTGCGGAATAGCTAAGTGTTGAGGTTTGGCCGCACCTACAATTACTTTAGTTGCTACTAACACGTTATTGATAAACACTTTTACTGTATGCGTACCCGTAACATAAAAGTAAATGTCGTCGTAAGTTTTAAGCTCGCTAATACGCTGCTCTGTAAGTTCACCTGTAACGTACGTGTACGCTACAGCGGCTCCTGCAAACATTTCAAACAAACCTGCAGCAGCGGCGCCATATAATGTGTCGTTAGCGACAACTAACCAATTAGTTTGGAAGTCATACGTTTCCATCGCAGGTTCATAGCGCAAGTCTAAAGCAATAATAGAACCATCAGTAAGTTGGCACAAATACTCTTCGTCAAACACAACAGCATTAACAGGTGAGTACAATTGTTTACCCAGCTTAAACTTAGATACAACTGTTACTAACGAACCTGACGCTGTACAAATACCATCAGTTGACAAGAAGATAACTGACCCACCCATACTAGCTACGGTGTTATGCGAGATACAACCTTGGTCGCCACTAACTAAGTAGTTAACAAAGTTACTTGCACTAGTACCTGTAACTAAGTGTGTTTGGTACCGTGAAAATACTAGCAGGCCTGCAGACGACATAGCTAAAGCAGTAATAGGTGTACGAAAGTCTAAGTAGTTGGTTTCAGGCCAATAATTAGGATTTCCTATATCGTGACTAAAGTACAACTTGTTGCCTACAGCACCAAAAAACGTACCACTAGAGTAAGTCAAGTATTGTAAGTTTGCTGGTGCTTTGCCGTTTAACGATGAGTTCAACTGAAGTGTAGCTAACGAACTGTCTGCTACGTTATCTGTATGCACAGCAGTTGCATTAGGCAGCTCTACTAAACGTGTAAAGCTGAGTAAAGTAGCGCCGATGCGATAAATTCTGATATGCGTTACTTGTGTATCTAGCGATGCTGTAACACTAATATCAACTTGGCTATTTGTTACTGTTACGTCAGGACTAATTGGTGAAGGTTGAGACTCTGTACCATCATCAACATTATAGTAAGTATAAACGTATTGCAAAGTGCCAGTAAGCACGCCTGCAACTAAATTAGGCACTGCTGTTACAACGGTAGGCGCAGCGATACCAAGGTCTTGGGTTACGCCTAGCGCATGCTTCTTAGCTAACAAACCGTCAGACCAATACAGTTTACCCTGATATTCAACATAACTGCGAGTATCGCCATTAGGCATCCAGACATTCTCAGTTAAGAAATAATGAGGCTTAGTAGTTGCTGTAACACTTGTAGCTGCTAAACCTAAAGTATTTTCAAGCTGACCGGACTCAAACTTAATATTACTACACACTTGAGCTTCATTAGGCTTAATAAGTTCTGGTGCTTGTCTAATGTTTAAGCCACCGTTAAATAAGTTTAGCTTCACTAAACACTCCTTTAGTTATAATCTTTGTATTCAGCCGTTCATTTCTTAGCTTGCTCAACCTTCGCGGCTCCTCGATGCCAAGACGCAACGCCCAACACTGCACCTATCATCATCCATGCTTCACTTGGTATTGCTGGTGAAGCAAGCTTGAGCAATGGCAATGCAAAATAAACACCCATAAATGTGATGCCAAAGATAAAGCCAATAAACGGTCGCCATGACCACTGCATCCAATGCTCTGACTTACTCTCATCCTGCATGGTCTTATTAACTGACTGAATGCGCATAGTCTCTGCTGTAAGAGTTTGTTGTTGTAACAATGCCTTATTATCCAATTCAAGCTTGGCGAGCTTAATGGCAGCATCAGGGTCGTTAGTGATGGCGTTATGAATAGCATCTGGTGTGTTCTCTACACCGAACTCGGAAGCAATCAGTTTACCAGCAACCCCAGCGTATGGGATGGGTAATAAATCACCAAGTAATGGCGCATACTCACCAACAAGTTTTCCTACGTCTTTCCATTGCATATCAACTCTCCACCATACTAATACTAGCCATTACTTCTTACCTCTCAATTTATGATACCAGTCCATAAGTGTGTCATGTGCTTCTTTGCTCATATCTTCCTTTCAATCTATATTTACGTAGTATCCTAAGCGCATCTGTGAACTTAGCTCTTTTGCCCTGCTGCCAACCTGTCGCGCCCATTTACTGTCAAGCATTTGTACAGCAGCTTCGTTATAGTCATGTATGACCAATGCAGCAATCATCATCTTAAAGCCTTTGAAGCGGCTTATACCCATGTTAAAAACCATGTTGATTAAGCAATCAAGGCGTGCATCCTGTAATGAGTTAAATGCAGGGAATGTAAATAGTAATTCATCCCTAGCAATATGCATATCTCGCTTTAATAGCATTAACGCTTCATCCTCTGTAATGCCTATATCATCTAAGTTGCGTCCCACCCCTATTGTAAGCTTGCCAACCGTATCCACATAAGGCTTTAATCGCATGCCTTCATGGCGTGTTAGTTGTTCTGTTAGTCTAGTCATCTTCACCGTTCTCCCTGACATAATATGGATGGTTTGGGGTCTGCTCTTTTATCATGTGAATCATAAAAGCAATGCCGCTTATAAGCAGAAATAGCATAGATATGGTAAATGGCAGTTCTGCTAGCGCACCTTGTTCAACACTAAATAAATGCACAAGCGAATAAAGCACACCAAGCAATGAGCCTATGAACGCAAACGATGCAGCAATGGCATGCTCCATGAAGTGCTGTTGCACAACAACATCATCTGAATGTGCATTGTGCGTTTGCCATGCTAAATAGAAGAACCGCAC